TTACCACTTCCATTAGCATGATTATTTACTTCAAAATACCATTTACCACTATCTACAGGAATACTTGAAACCCAGTTACCAGCAGTTCCACTTGTTTTACCTGTCAAGTTTCCTTCAGAAAAGGTTACACCAGTAGCGTTTCCAACACCTGTTGGTAATCCAGTGCAAAAATTATTTGTAGGTGAGTCAAGAACTTGGTCACTAGCAGTAAGTCCAAATACATTACCAAAATCATTATCATTTCCTGAACTATCATTTCCAAAAGCTGAAGAATCTTCACCTTTTAAATAAACACCATTTGTTCCATATGATCCTTCAAATTCTTTAGGGATCCAAATGTCTGTATTATTTTTAAACTCTCCAAAATTTTCAGGTCCATATGAATAACCATCTGCATAATGTATTTCTGCAAGATAGCCATCAAAATAATAACTAGATCCATAAGTTCTTCCAAACTGTAAAAGATTACTACCCCACATATTCCCAGTTGCATTTTGTGATGGATAACTTTCTGCACTGAAATCAGTTTCTCTTTCTCCATTTATATACAACCTAATTCTATCACTAGGAGCTGCTTGAGTTGAGTCTACACGTAAAACAATATGATACCAAGCAGAAACGTCACGTAATTTTTTATTTGTTACTAATCTTTCTGATCCAAATAAAAATACTCTTAAATTATCAGCTGAATATAATTCCAATGGTACGTCTTGTATAAAAGAAATCAATCCTCTTCTAGCAGAAGTAACATTTCCTACTTTCATCCAAAAAGAACATGTAAATGTTTGTTTACTTCCAGCACCACTATATGCCTTGTAAAGATATGGACTATCATTATCATTAAACCTAATTGATTGATCTATGGTGTAACCAGAAGTTACTCCAGATGAACCTGCTAATAAACTTGTTTCTGACAGACTCGTCATATTACCTCTAACTTAAAGCTAATGTGGCAACCGCGTGAATGCTTGAAGATGATCTTACTACATAATCAATTCTATCCACTGCTGAAGCCGTTGTTGTTAATGTTGGCGCTGTACCACCAGCAAAATCAAATACAGATGAATAACTCAATGTTCTTGATCCAGTACCGTCCTGTATAACAAAAATGGATCCAGTTTGACCAGCTGTAAGATTACTTGGTCTATTTAAGTTTGAATTTGTTCCTAATGTTAATGCAAAGTGGTTTGTATTTGCAAAGTCCATTGTTACATTTGCAGCTCCAACTGATACAGCATCAATTGTTCCTCTTTGTGCTTTAACAAATGTGTGAGCATTGTGAGTAAACACTCCATTACCTGCTGCTACTAAACCAACATTCAATTCACTTATTCCAACAGCAGCTGCTCCAATAGCATTTCTATCTACTACTGCTGCAGCAAACTTTGTATTAGCACTTATAGCACCTGATGCTAATTCTGAACCACCAACAGCGCCTGCTTTTATATTACTTGCATCAATAATATTAGCTGCAATCATTGTATTAGCATTAATGGCTCCATCTTGAACGTGCTGTGGACCTATAGCATCTGCTTTTATATTACTTGCATCAATAATATTTCCAACTAATGTATTAGCATTTATTACACCAGTAGCTAGTTTAGCTGAAGATATTGTTCCTGTAGCTATTTTAGCATCTGTTACTGCACCTGTATTTAAAGCAGCAGTAACAACATTACCAGCAGCAATTTTTGCAGCAGTTACAGCTGCTGTACCAATTGTACTTGTAACTACATTACCTGAAGCAATTGCATGTTGTGTAATAACTCCGGATCCAAATGCTGTATTGGCTGCGATACCACCAGCAGCAACTTCTGTTGCTTTAACCGCACCAGTTGCTATTTCAGCAGCACCAACTGCACCATCTACTATGTTTGTATTTGCAACTGAATTGTTTGCTAATCCGTCTAATCTTATTCTTGATAAACCGCCCATGTTAGTCCTTTACTTTTATTTATCTATTTATCCCAAAGCTATGGCAAAAGCTAGTGAATCACTAACTGATCCTAATTGATTAAAGTTTGTACCATCATTTGTGAATTCAAAGATATTACTTGTTTCATTAAATCTTATTTCAACGTTTGATTGATTGCCTCTGTTAACTCTTATACCTGCATTATTTGTTGGTGTACCTGTTAATCCAGCATTAAGTATCATAAAGTTACTCTCTACATTAGAACTTGAAGTAGTTGTTTGTGTAGTTGTACCTTGTACTATTAAGTTTCCAGATATAGTAACTGATTGACCTGAAAATGAAATATTAGTATCATCAGGTTTAATAAATGTACTGTTAACATATGTATTTTGTGCTGCAGTTGCTTTTGTAGCAAATGTAGCATTAGCATTTGCAACTTGTAATCTATCATTTACTAATAATCTGATCGCAGTATTAGTTCCAGCAAGATTTGTATTTAAGTTTCCTATAGCTGAATTAGTGTTAGCTAGTGCAGCTTTATGAACTGATAATGTTGTTGCATTTGCAACTTGGATCCTATCATTTACTAATAATCTTATTGCAGTATTGGTTGCTGTAAGATTAGTATTAAGATTACCTATAGCTGAGTTAGTATTAGCTAGTGCAGCTAAACTTGCTACATTAGCAACTTGAGCTCTATCACTAATAAGAGTTCTAAGTGCTGTATTAGATCCAGTTAAGTTTGTGTTAACTAAATCTATTCTAGCTGTTTGTGTTGCTATACTTGAATTTGTATTACCTAATGATGCTAGTGCAGCTACATTTGCAACTTGTGCTCTATCGTTAACCAATAAGTTAACATTAGCAACTTGCATTCTATCATTAATTAATAATGTAGTAGCAGTAGCAAAGTTTGCATCATCTCCTAATGCAGCAGCTAATTCATTTAAAGTATCTAATGTTCCAGGTGCAGAGTCTTTTAAATCGTTAATAGCATCTGTTATGTCTTGTTGTATAACTGATCCACCACCAGTAGATGCAGCACTACCCATTAAACCATGAACAGAACATTGATAAAATAATGTAGGTGTATCTTCTGTTACATCTATTTGTGTATAAGCACCACTACTACCTGGAGTACCATTAGTAGTTACATTTGTTGTATAAGATTCACTTTTGTTAGCATCTTTGTAAAATCTAAGAGGATGTCCACCGTTTGAACTATCAGACTGATCAAACCTATAAGTCATGTTTGGAGCTAGCATTAATGTAGGTGATTGAATATCATTTACTGAATAACCTAATGCAGATCCTTGTCCAAAGTAAGGATGGATTGATGTTTTAGAAATAACTTTTATAGTGAATAAATGATAACTATCAGGATTAACAACTAACATTGTGTTAGCTTGAAACTCAGATGTTGATGAACCTGTAGCATCTGCACCAACAAACTTCCCTGTTGATGAATTAAATTTTAAGAATTTGTTGTTTACTTTTACAGAGTCTCTATCTACATCATCTAAAAACTCTAGTCTAACTTCACCACCACCAGGACTACTAGCTAGATTCTTTCTAGTTACTTGGGCTGATATATTATCTTTAAAACCTTTTAGATCTTGAAAGATCTCATCTTTAAATGGTTTAAGGTCAACAGTTGTTCCATCTTTTCCAGCTTCTCCTGGTAATCCTTGTAACCCTCTTGGACCTGGTTCGCCCTTTTCACCTCTTTGTCCCTGAGGTCCTTGTAATCCTTGTATACCTTGTTGACCTTGTTCACCTTGAATTCCTGGTTGACCTTGTATACCTTGTTCACCACGTTCACCTGTATCACCTTTATCTCCTTTTTCTCCTTTGGATCCAACTTCACCTTGTGGACCTATTGGACCTTGTGGTCCTTGTTCACCTAATAAACCAACTGGTCCTTGTAATCCTTGTGGACCAATATTACCAGTTAATCCTTGTTCTCCTCTATCTCCTTTTTCACCCTTCTCACCTTGTTCTCCTTTAGGTCCAATAGGACCTTGTTCACCAAGTAATCCTTGTTCTCCTTGAGGACCTTGTGGACCAATCTCTCCTTGTGATCCAAGAAACCCACGTTCTCCTTTTTGACCAGGATCACCTTTATCTCCTTTTGGACCTTTAAGACTTTCTTCATCAATCTTATAAGATGTAAAGTCTTCTCTTAATTTTTGTATTTCTTTTTTTGTAAATGCTAATGATGTCGCTAGGACCTTAGCGTTTTTGACATCATCCTTCATTTTCCTCTGCCTTATCATCTGAAACTGTTTCCATAATCTTAGTCATACTTTGTACTAATGATTTTTCCTCTTCAGATATTGTATTGGCAGCTTGAAAACTTTCCTGTGGTTGTTGTGGTTCAGGTTGTGGCTGATCTTGTTGTGGTTGTTCTTCATCACCCATTTCATCATCTGGTGCCTCGTCTGCTTCCTTTTTGATCAAGTCTGCTTCTCTTTTGATATCATCTTCATTCATATGAAGAATGTATTTCTTAACATACTCTTGACTGAAATATCTTCCAACAAATGAATCTACTTCACCTAATAGTCTTAATCTATCACCCATAATCTCAGCATTCTTTAATTCACTGAAATGATTATCTTCCAAGAAGTCATAATGAATATGTTCTCTCATTTCACGGAACTCGGCTCTAGTTGTAACTCCAGTAAGTATCAATTGTGTTTCAAGTAGTTGATCAAATAATGTAGTAAATTTATTTCTAAGTCTAGCTATAAACTTTGTAAATTTTAATTCGTCTCTTGTAATCTCTGATGCTCTACCTAAGTTAAAGTTATTTTCAGCTTCCATTCTTGATACTGGAACATTCAGTGCTTTGTATAATTTTCTTTTGAAATATTCTATGTCTTCCATCTCACCTAAGTTTTGTCCACCAGGTAATGATGTAATCTCTGTACCTTTACCACCTTCTCTTCTTGGTAACCAAAAGTCTTCTAACATAGTCATAAATTTTCTATCATCTCTTACTTCACCAGTAGATGCATCATACACTAATTTATTCTTATGTTTAACCATCATATCTCTAAGATATTGTTCTGCTTTTATCTTAGGTAAGTTACCAACATCAATATAAAATATTCTTCTTTCTGGTGCTCTTGCTAATCTATAGATAACAGATGCATCTTCTAACATTCTAAGTTGATTAAGAGGTTTGATAGCTTTATGTAAATGTCCTAATACTAATAACATTCTTTGATCTAATAGACCACTATGACAATAACATATACTATCTTTGGATATTTTTAAACCTTGATTTGATCTATTAATTCCTCTTGGATGAAAGATATAATACTCTAAGTATCCTTTTGTAAGAATAGTATTAGTCTTTTCATCTTTCTTCTTAATAGGTTGTTTGATTTTTCTAATCTTTCTTGGATCGATATATCTTAATTCTTGTATACCAGCTCTAGGATTACTTTCATCTATAACAAGATGATAATATAATCTACCATCAATGTACCATTTTCTAAAAGTATCATATGAGTTAGTTGTAAAGTTTAACATTCTAAGAATATTGTCAAACTCTTGATGTATTTTATTTTTAACTCCTGCACCAACTCCTTTGAGATCATCTAAGACTATAGATATAGCTGGTTCTTTTTCGTTGTAAACTATTGCTTCATTAACAACATCATCAATAGCAGAGTCGCACTCCGGTTGGAGTGACATTTCTCTGTATCTTGTTACTAATTCTGCTTCTGATTTGGCTGAGCCTTCAAGATCTACATAGGTACCATAAGCACCGCCTGCAGCTATCTCTACAGCTCCGTCATCAAGACTTGGTGGAACAAAGGACTTTAGATTCTCGTCCTTTATTTTTTGCTCTTCTTCCTTTCGACCAATGCGAAAGCCAAATAATTCTAATGCCATGACTACCTTTATATTAGTATTGTACTACAAAACTATTTATGAGTCCAATACTTTTTTCAATTAATTAGAACTAGAGACCACCAGCATTGCCGGTAATACCTCCAGAAACTTCCCAATAATCGTAAGTAAATGTAACAGTAAACTCTGAAACAGCATCTGTTCCCCAATCCATTTCAATAGCTGAAACTTCTGTTGGGAAGATACCTACAAAGTTATATACTCTTACTGGAGTACCTGTTTTACTAAATTGAGTTACTTGAGCTGTGGACTTATATAAAGCTGGAGATGATGCACCAAATTTTCTTAGATTTGTTTGGAAACCATTGATCGTATTAGACCACTCTTCCATTGCATTTCTAATCTGCATATCTTCATCATTTATAATTGTTGCTGTCCAATCAGCAAAAGTTCTGTTTCCTGCTAGTCTTAATTGTCTTCCAAAATATGGAACATCTAAAGGTGCAATTGTTGCAGCTGGAATCTGAGCAGCTCTCGCTAAGAAAGGTACTTGGATATCAGCAGCTCCGTTGGCTGGGTTGGTAATATTCACTTGAAATAACGAAGTTCTAGCACCACCTAGTTTTAGAGCACCTGCAAATAAGTTAATGTTGAACGCCATTTATTTTCTCCTACTAGTATTTATATTCATATTAACCAAACTGACCAACTACTTCACTAAATTCTACACCAGTTCTCACTGCAATGAAGTTCAATTGGATGAAGTTAATAGCTCTTGCTGGCTTAATGAAAATGTCACCAACAAATCTGTTAGAATCAATAACTTCTGGAGTATTGTTTGTTTCATCACAAACTACTCTAAAGTCAAAGATACCTCTTCTACCTTGAACATCTCTCAAGAATGGCTCAACTAGTTGTACAAACTGAGCTCTTGTAAATGCATCATTGAATTCGAATAATGTAAATTTAGCAGCTGTTGCAATTGCTTTTTCAAGAACAATGAACAGTCTTCTTACATTGATTCTATCAAATGCACTTGGTTTAGCTAGAAGTGTTTTATCACCAAATAGAACTGTTCCTTCACCTGGGAAAGTTGTAATTGGATTTACACCGTTTTTATATAATAGATCTCTCTCAGCTTTGTTTGGATTAAATGCTAACTTGTTAACATTCTTTAAGATACCTCTATTGAAACCAGCTGGTGAATACCAAGGATCTCTTGCTATATCTGATCTAACCATGATACCTGCAGTATCTCCATTTGCTGGAATATATCTTTGTAGGTCGTTAAATTTATCATATTGATATTTCCAACCACTATCCATAACTGCATAAGATGTTGAAGTAAGAGTGTCTCTAAATGCAACTGTATCTATTGCTTCTTTACCTGAGAAACTACTATTGTTTACAACATCAGCTCTTTCTGGAGACAGAGTTAATAAACAATCTTTTCTTGATTCACAGATATTTCCAATAATATGTTCAATAACTGTTTGATTTTGTGCACCACCTAATAAGAATGATACATCAATATCTTCAGCACTTTTGAACTTATTGTAACCGTTGATATAATCAGCATTTGTTGGAGTTGCTCCATCTCTTCCGTTTATCAGACTTTTAGTATCTGGTAAAGGATCACCACTGAATGTAGTATTTTTTGCTTTATTACCAGCATTTGTTTTAAAGTCATGAGCAGCCCAGAAAATATAAGCTGATCTTTGATTTAATACTTCTTTATAAAAATTAACTGAACCATCTTCATTTTTAGCATCAGATGCAACACTTAAATTTTCAAATACTTCAAGAACTTGGTTTTTGTTACCTGTCCATTCACCATCTTCATCTGCAACAACCACATGAAGTTCATCACCTGAACCTCCAGCTGTGTTAGCATAATCTGAAGTTGTAGGAGCTCTATCAACATTATTGAAGAATTCCCATCTTCTGGTTGGAGTAGATACTGAAGCATTATGACTTGATTGAGTACTAAATGCTGATACTGTATTACCTAAGTATTTGGATTCTAATGTTAATGAACTATTATTTGCAATACTTGCAATTTTTCTTTCTTGTTTATCTGGACCTAATAGTAAGATATCACCAACTTTTAATTCAGTTGAAAAAGCTGTTGCAGCAACACCTGCTCCATTAGCTTCTGTAGTAACACCTGTTACTGTTTTGGATCCATCTGTAACTGTTATGTTACCAGTAATAGTTGACTCAAATGCATTTGAGCTTGGACATACAGATACTTTTAAACTATTTCCTAACTCTCCTGGAAATTTTGCAACCCATGCACCTATTCCAGAAATACCATCACTAAAATTTTCGTCATAGTCATCTTCATTCTTGATGACTGTTGATGCAACCGCATTGTTTGAAACGGTTGAATTTAATGCCGTGCCACCAGAAGTACTTGTATTAATAACTCTTGAAACGAATAACGCATTTCCATATGCAAGAAAGTTAGAAGCTACAAAAAAGTCTGTTGCTGTGTTACTTGTCAATGGTTTTTGGAAATTGTTTACTAGATCATCTTCATTAGTTATTAAAACTCTTTGTTCTGCAGGCCCCCATCTTAAATGGGCAGCGAATCCTGCTTCTGTGGTTGAAACGGCAGGAACTATGGTAGTTAGATCAATCTCTGATACATTAACACCTGGTGAAACTTGAAATCCCATTTTACTTACTCCTACTTAATACAGTTTATTATGAATTTGTAATTATTTATAATTTTTACAAACTATGAATAATCATCAGTCTTTTGCATAACCCATCTATCTGTTGGATTATCAAGCAACTGTGGTTCATTATCTGTTACTCCGTCGTCTTTGAAACCAACAGGTAACATATTTTCTTCTATCATTTTTTCTTGTTCTTTATATAGTCTTTCTCTAATATCTATATCAGTGATCTCTTTGAAATAGTCTTGTTTAACTATCCAAGAAAATAAAACTGTACACATTGCTAAATCATCATGTGTTCCTTCTTCAGCTTCGTAACTAGATCCTTTACCAACAAATGAAGATAATTCAGCTAATAAATCAAAGTCTCTTATCATTAACTTATCATTTTCAACAAGATCTTTAAGATTACTACATCCTATCCTTTTTACTTGTTTAGTTGTTTTAACACCTATTGTTCTTGATCCTCCTCCAAAACCACTACTTATTTGTTGACCTGCTCTTCCTTTATGGACTGTAACCATTAAGTTTTCATACACAAGATCGTTGTGTAAAATATCTACTACTTGTTGTCCTATGTCATTAGTTTCAACTAACATATATGCTTCGTTATAATGTTGACCTATGTTATGTAAAGTGGTAGGATATAACATTGGAGAAATATGTTTATCTTTAAATGTACCAACTACTTTATATGGTAGTTCAGTTACATCAAATACAACAAAAGCACTATAATCTAAACCAACACCTCTTGCTGTATCAACAACCATAACATATATGTGATCCTTTATAGCTTCTTCATAACATACAAAGTTTCCTAATTTTTTCAATGGGTATTCAAAACCTAAGTTTCTTAATTTACTTGCATTGATTAAAGTATTCATTGATCCTATAAACTCACATTCAAACTCTTGTCTGAATTGTTCTTCACTAGTATTGCTTATAGTTTCTTTTTTCCACTTCTCATCTCTACCTGGTATTTGATTCCAAGTAACTTCAATAGGTTTATATTGATTCTTTTTATCAACTGAATCAGACCATAACTTATAGAAATGATTCAATCCATTTGGTGTACTTACAATAATAACTTTTGTGGTTTCACCAGAAGATATAGTAGGATAAACTGATGCAAAGAAGTTCTGTGCAATATTATTACTAACAAATGCAAACTCATCTAAGAATATTAAATTGTAGGATCCACCTCTTATTGCACTACTACTTGTTGCACTAGCAAGTATTTTGGATCCATTCTCTAATTCTATAT